CGCCGACTGCCACACCATCAGCAGCAGCAGGTACAGGGTCGATTCCTGGCGGGAATGTCACAATCGCCGTCAACGGCGGCACTAGTGATGCTACTGGTCTAGCTGCCGGATACGGAATCGTCACCACAACACAGGCCAACGCCGATGTTGCTTCGGCTACCGGCACTGCGAACAACGCATCGGCCACTATTGCGCCCAGCTCCGGTGCCGCTTCGGCAACCGGAGCAGCGCAGGCCCCCGGCAAGACAGTTGCGCTGCCTGCTGGCGTCTCGACAGGTTCCGGCGCGGCAAATCCCGCAGCAATTACGGTTCTGACCAACGCCGGGGTCGCAGGTTCGGGAGCTTCGGTCAGCCCGACCGGCACTGTTCAGGTCGGTTCGAACGTCGCAACCGGTTCTGGCACCTCGGTTCAAGCCAACGGCAAAATTTTGCTGGGCTCGGGAGCTGCCTCAGGTTCCGGCGCGGCGAACACTGCCAACGGAACAATTTCCACCACCACCACGGTGGCTGCGGCTACCGGCAGTACAGCCTCGAACGCAAAAATTTCGCCCAACGCTGGACTGGCCAGCAGCACTGGCGCAGCCCTCGGTGCCGTTATCACCGTTGCCCCGACCAGCACGGTTTCCGCAGGTACGGGGTCTGTCACCTCGGCAGGTAAGACGGTCGCAGGAAGCTCGACGGTCGCGGCAGCAACCGGCACAGCGCCTACTCCGTCGATCACAATCTCGGTCAACGCGGGTGCGGCGACCGCCACCGGGCAAGCACTCAACGCCTCAACATCGAACCAGAGCAAGGCCAACGCAGGTGTTGCCAGCGGTACCGGCGCGGCCAACGCGGCGGCCATCATTGTGGCTACCAGCGCAGGTTCGGCAGCGTCGGGCGCCTCAGTGTCGCCCACCGGGACAGTTCAAGTCTCGGCAAATTTGGCATCTTCCAGTGGCACAGCTGTTACCAGCTCGCAAAATATTTTTGGCACAGCAAATTTTGCTGCCGGTCTAGGCACGGCGTACAACCCGACCGCAGCGGCCACAGCTCTTGCACAGCCGGGCGCAGCTTCGGCAACCGGCACGGCGACAAGCGCAACGGTCACGATCGCCCCGACCGGCGGCACGGGCGCAGGGTCAGGGTCGGCTAATGCCGCTGGCGGCACGCTCAGCACGTCAGCGGGTAATGCCATCGCCTCTGGTGAGGCTTTCCCTGCCGGAATTTCGGGAACTGTCAGCCCGACGGTAGCTACGGCTGTGAGCGCTGCTCAGCCCGCTTCTGTTAATACTGCTCCATCTGCTGGATCAACCGGTTCCGGCGCAGCTGGTGACCCCTCAGCCACTATTTCGGTGCCTGCTGGTGCAGCTTCGGCAACGGGCACGGCGTACGACGGTTCGGTATCACAAGCGCAGGCCATTTCCGCTGGTGTTGCGTCTTCCAGTGGGCTTGCGGCCGATGCATCGGTTACGGTGGCGCCAGCGGCAGGCGTCGCAGGCTCGGGAGCTTCGGTTGGGCCCGGTGCGACGGTTCAGGCACCGGCCACCGCCACCAGTGCTCTCGGAAGTTCCGAGACGCCCAACCCACTTATTGCCGCATCGTCTGGGTTTGCTACCAGCTCGGGTTCCGCGTTTGATACATCGGCCAGCTCGACAACGACCCCGACTACCGCTACCGCTAGCGGCCTTGCGATCGATCCTGTTGCAACTTCATCGGCCAGCCCGAATGCTAGCGCAGCGACGGCGCAGGGATTGGCATTCGACGCGCTGACTGCGGTCACTGTTTTTGCGGGTGTCGCTACCGGTTCCGGCGCTGCAAATAATGCTTTCGTCAATTCGGCAAGCAACCAGTTTGCTCAAGCTGTCGTCGCTTCGGCGGCAGGTACGGCGAACAACGCTGTTGGAAGTGTTTCCCCCACTTCGGGGACTTCCAGCGGTTCTGGAACGGCTACTGAGGCTACTAAAGCAGCAGTGCCTACCATTGCGACATCTTCCGGCACGGTGCTGGGCGCCACTGGCGATATCAGAACTACTGCTGCTGTAGCGTCGGCCAGCGGTACCGCGATTTCGCCATTGGTTAACACTTCAGGTCAGACAAATGCACCTGCCGAAGTTGCCATAAGCGCGGTTGGTACGGCTTACGACGCCTATGTCGTTGTGGCGCCGCACCCAGCGGTTTCGCCTGCGACAGGGACAGCACTCAGCCCGACTGTCAACACTTCCGCAGAAGCGCAGGCGGCCGCTGGCACGGCTAGTGGGACCGGCAGCGCTCAAGGCGCCCAAAGCTCGGCTGTTTCAGTTGCCGTGCCTACTACAGCGACAGCATCGGGAACGGCGTACAGCCCGAAGATTGTCATTACGTTCGCCGCAGCTGTTGCTTTCGCCCTCGGTGAATCGTTGGACGCTTCGGGAGTGGCTTTCACTGCCGGGACGATGACACCTACTATTCAGGGCACGCCAGGCATGGAACCTCGCGAGTATCGCCGCGCCTCTATCACACCAAAGCCACGCGGAACGCCGGGAATGGAACCAGCCACGGCTAAAACTTCGTCAATGTCAGGAGTGTAAATGCCGACTATTGACCTAGGTGACCCGGTACCTGGACTGGCCATCGAAACACGGGATAGAGACGGAAATTTAGCCGACGCGGGTACGGTCGTGCTGACTATTACTAAGCCAGATAACACCACAGCGCAACCTACCGTCAGCCACGACACCACCGGCCAGTATTCGGCAGACTATGTGCCTACTGATCCTGGCCATTATAACATTCGGTGGGAGGCTACCGGAGCAAATACATCGGCTTATGCCGATAGCTTTGATGTTTTAGAGGAGTCGCCCCGGTATATCGTCAGTCTTTCCGATGCGAAGGCCTTATTAAATTTTAGCGGTACGTCGGTATCCGACGAAGAGCTGCGCCGGTATAACGAAGCGGCCACAAGTATGATCGAACGTTACGTTGATCAAGTTGTGGTGCGTAGGGCGATCACTGGCGAAAAGCATTCTGTAGGTGGATCATTGTCCACTAATTGGTATCCGGGAATCGGTCCGTACGGTCGATACAAAACCAGCGTATTCCTCGATCACCGGCCGATCATCTCGGTTACAAACATTCAATCTGTCGATGGTTTATACACCTGGGATTCAAACCTTGTGTATCTCAACACGAGCACGGGTGAAGTGATGCCGCAGCCCGGCTCGCCCGGTTTCTTCGGTGAATTGCTGTGTGACTACGTGGCGGGGTATCAGATTATCCCGTCAAATTACCAAGAAGCAGCACGCTTGATCATTCAACACTTGTGGGCCACTCGCCGTGGCCTCGGCGGCAATCTCATCACCCAGCAATTACCCGGATTTAACATCGGCTTTGCTATTCCGCAAGCTGTCAAAGATCTGCTGGGCGATCAACCTCCGGTATTCGCATGACCAACGTTGGTACCACACTCGTAGAAGTCAAAAAGGCACTACGTGACCTGTTGCAGGCCCGTCCGGGACTAGCAAACGTGCAAGTGTCGTACGCCGAGCCGAGTGCCTACAACCTCGAAAACTCGGCTATCTGGTTTACGGTTGCTGAAGCGCTCCATCATGAGACTTCTATGCGCAATGGTGGAGCATTCCCGATCCAAGAGGACTACCACCTCCAGATCAATGTTCAGGCCTTCACGTTAGAAGCCCCCGACGGGCAAGAGATTGCCGATACGCGAGCTGTTGAGCTGCTTCACGAAGTCGAGCAGTGCGTTTCGGAAAATCCGCAAGTAACGCCCAACGTCATGATGCTGCAATTAGCTGGCTGGCAGCACCATGTTGTGGTGGCCGAAGCGGAGGGTTCTGGGTATATCTCCCGGTTTGAAGTGCAATTACGAGTTCGGGCTCGTCTCAATTAGGAGTAGCGGTGGCAGTAGTTGACTGCACCGTTGTCGGCCATGTCTGCCCCATCGTAGATATCGATGGCACAGAAAAACATTTTGGCGACGCGGTACAACTTGATGACCAAGAGACAGATATTCCGGCATTGGTTGAAGGTGGGCACGTTACTGTGCCGTAAATAAGGAGAGATAGTGGCCGAAACAGTCAAGTGCACCGTGATCGGGCCGTGCCCGATCGTTGGTGTTGATGGCAAGGATGTCAACCCCGGCGGAACGGTTGAGCTTGACCCCGCCGTGACCAATGTTCAGGCGTTGATCGATGGCGGGCATGTCGAGCCTGCCCGAAAGACTGACGCTAAGACTATCGACAAGGTTAACGAGGCGGGCTAATGGCCGCAACAGTTCTTAATGATGCCGTCATTTATATCAATGACTTTGATTTTACTGGCTCGTCTAACAAAGTAACGCTGAATGCTCAGGTGGACGAGCAAGACGCCACAGTATTCGGGAACAACGGGTATAAGACTATTATCGGTGGTCTTCGGTCGGTGGAAGCCGACGTAGACGGCTGGTGGGATGCGTCAACGCTGAATAACAACGACGCGGCAAACTTCACCAACTTCTCGGTATTCGACCAGCCTACTTCTATCGGGGCTACCTCTACCGAAGGTTCCAAAATTTACCTGTTCCAGTCCGCTCGGACCAAGCTTGAATGGTTCGGCGCGGTGGGTGATGTCAACCCATTCAATATCCACGCACTCGGGTCCAATACTGTCGGTTTGGTGCGCGGAATGATTCTCAAGGCCCGAGGAAACGTCTCGGCTACGGGTGTTATCGGCACCCCCCAGCAGGTTGGTGCTGGCGGCGCAGGCAAATGGCTGTACGGCGTTGTTCATGTTTTCAGCGCAGGCACGACCATCACCATTCAGGTTCAGTCCTCGGCCACGGTGGGTGGTACCTACACCACACGGGCCACTTTCCCGGCTATCACAACTACTGGCGGCACGTGGCTTACCCGAGTAGATGCTAGCGCGATCACAGATTCATTCTGGCGGCTTAACGCGTCTGCGGTTACGGGCACTTTTAATCTCGTCGGAAGTGTAGGAGTTCAGTAAATGGCAGCAACAGTTCTAACCGATGCGAAAGTTATTATCAACTCGGTTAATCTTTCGACTTACGTACGCAAGGTCACGCTCAATATTGAGGTAGACGAGCAGGATGTTACCGCTATGGGCGGTAATGGGTATAAGGCCATGATTGCGGGTCTTAAAGACTGGTCGGTGGAGTGCGATTTTAACCAAGATTTCACTGCGGCAGCAGTTGACGCTACTTTGTGGCCGCTGTTCGCCACCACGACCACTATTTCAGTTAACCCGACCAGCGCGGCTAACAGTGCTACCAACCCGCAGTACACGGGATCTGTTCTGGTATCTCGGTACACGCCGTTAGATGGCTCAGTAGGTGACGTATCTACTATTACAATTCCGTTCCGTGCTGCTGGTGCATTAACTCGTAACATTGTCTAATGGCCTCAGTTCAAATCCGAAGCAACCTTCGCAGCGGCGCAGCTCGACTGCATAGTGCTTCAGCACTGGTTCCTCGGGAGCTGAATGCGGCAGCGATGCGTACGCTACGCCCTTTGCAAACCAAGTTGAAGGGTTCAGCGCTACGCACGTTGCCGCACCGAGGCGGACTTAATAGAGCGGTGGCATTTGATCTAAGATTTACAACCCGACAGCTAGCGACGGGCGCACGTCTTACAGCTAATTCGCAATACAACCTTCAGGGGCTAGACGAAGGTGAAACTGTTCACCCATTGTTCGGCAATCGCGGACATTGGTATAGCGAATCGGTCACTCCGGGTTGGTGGACCCGGGTAGTAGACACTCTTGATCCCGATGTGCGGCGGGAATTTGGTCAAGGCATAAATAAGATCGTTAGAGAGGCTGGTGGATAATGCCACGGGCAAATCCTATCCGCATTTGGTACTTTGAAAAAGAGCCTATCGAAGTTCGGATTAATCCGGCTGCGCAGGTGAAGGCCGAAGAGGAATTTGGTGTGCCACTGTCCAAGATGGACACCATGAAACAGAACTACTACATGGCATGGCTGGCCGCTACTCGACAAGGCAAAGAAAATCTCAGT